GCAAGTTCAAAAATTGGTGAAGCTGATGTTAAGGAAAATCCAGTAATACAATCAGTCATTTCTGCTTTATTAAAAGAGAATGTTAATACTAAATGGGTGATTAAAGAAACAATGGGCCCGAAAAAAAGTCAAACTCTTTTAGAATTTAAAAGAACTGAAGCTAAGGATAAGGGTAAAGAACCCCCAGCAAAATTATTTTTTACAATAGGTGTAGAAGGTAAATCAAAATTTCATAATATATTATTTTTAGAACTTAGATATAAGGGTACTTTTTCACCATGGCCTCAATTCTTGGGAGGTATGAGTGATGAATTTATGTTATTATTAAAGGAAGAAAAAAAACAAAAAACATTTACAAATGATTGTGGAAAAAAATAATAAAGGAGATACATAATGGCTTTACTAAAAGATAGCAAACCAAAAGATAAATTAAAGAAGGTTACTTCAATTGGCTCATCCAAGAGGAGTATGCCAAAGAATAAACATAAAAGAAGAAGTTGGAAACGATATAGAGGACAAGGTAGATAAGATTTATTGAACCCAACGACATATATATAATAACACACTAAAAACAGCAATACAAGGAAGAAGTTAAGAAATATGCCAACTATTTTCACAAAAGGTTTAAGCACCAATAGTAGGACTTGGAGTGACTTGGATTTAGACTTCCAAGCCCATCCAGTTACTAAGGATATTGTTACTAAGACAGATGTTGAAGCTGTTAAGAGATCAGTAAGAAATCTTATTCTCACTAATCGCTATGAGCGTCCATTTCAACCACAGATAGACGGTGGAGTGACAAGACATCTTTTTGAGTTATCTACTCCAATAACAAAGAGTAATATTAAAGGTGCTATTGAAATTGCTATTGCTAACTTTGAGCCTAGAGCAGAAGTTATTGAAGTTTTTGTTGGTGGAGATACAGACCGAAATGGATTTGATGTAACTATTACTTTTAGAGTTGTAAATCAACCAGACCCAGTAACAATAGAGCTATTTTTGGAGCGATTAAGATAATGCCATCATCCGATAAATTACAAATTACAGACTTAGAGTTTGATGGTATTAAATCAAACTTGATAACTTTTCTGAAAGCACAATCACAATTTCAAGATTATGATTTTGAAGGTAGTGGAATGTCAGTGCTGGTTGACCTTCTCGCCTATAACACACATTATATGGGGTTTTACGCGAATATGCTTGGGAACGAAATGTTCCTAGATTCTTCCTCATTGAGAGAGTCGGTTGTCTCCCATGCAAAACATCTTAATGTTAATCCTACTTCAAGAACTGGTGCAAAGGCTAAAATAAATATGACCTTTACACCTAATGGTTCTCCTACATATTTAACCATTGCAAAGAATACTAAGTTTACCTCAAGTATCAATGGTGTCGCATATACTTATGTTACAAACCAAACAACTTCAATTCTAAGGTCTTCTGGTGGAACTTATACAACTACTGGTGTAGAGCTTGTTGAAGGTAGAATTCTTAATAAAGCATATACAGTTAATGGTTCTGATGATACACAGAGATTTATTATTCCTAATCTGAATGTGGATACTTCAACTATTACAGTTAAAGTACAAAAATCTGTTTCTGATTCTGAGGTTGATACATATACGGATGGTAATGCAGTTGATGTAACAACTATCAAAGGAACTGATAAAGTTTATTTTCTTCAGGAAGTAGAAGGACAGAAATACGAAATCACTTTTGGTGATGGTGCTGTCGGTAAACAGCTATCTGATGGAAATATTGTTTTTATTGAATATATTATTACTAATGGAACTGCTGGAAATTTTGCATCAACATTTACAGCCGTTGGAAGTGTTGCAGGATTATCATCTAGTCAATATGTTATAACAACAAGTGAAAATGCAACAGGTGGTTCTGATATCCAAAGTATTAATTCGTTGAAGTTTCAAGCACCCAAATTATATCAAGCACAAAATCGTGCAACAACGAAGTATGATTATAAAGCAATTATACTTGAACAAAGACCAGACATTGAATCTATAACTGTTTATGGTGGTGAAGATGCTGACCCTGTTCAATATGGAAAAGTTTTTATTGCAGTTAAACCAAGTGGCAATAATGTTTTTAGTACTGCTACGAAAGAATCTATTAAAAGCTCCATATTGAAAAAGGTCAATGTAGTTACAGTTATTCCTGAAATTATTGACCCCATTTTCTTTTATCTTCTTATTGAGACTACAGTTAATTATGATCCCAATACAAACTTGACAGATGAAAATACATTGAAAACAAATATTGATACTTCTATTCAGAATTATCTACAAACTGATTTAGAAAAGTTTGACCAGAAGTTTCGTTACTCCAAGATGGTTCAGGATATTGATAATACTAATAATTCAATTAGAAATAATAAAACAGCTATAAAATATCAACAAAGAATAACACCTGTTACTTTAAATACTCCAGTAACTTATACTTTAAATTTTACTAATAATCTGGAAAAGGCAAGTGTTTCATCAACGTCATTTACTGGAACAGACGGTAATGTATATTCTTTAGTTGATGATTCAGTAAAATATATTAAAGCAGCAAGAACAACTAATGGTGTGGTTGATAGTCCTTTAGTATATTTGATTCAACCAGACGGTTCAACCAATCAGGGAACTATTGACTATACTACTGGAAAGATTGTATTAAATAGTTTTAGGCCGGTTGAAATTACTGATGGAACTTCAAATATTAAAATAAACGTTACACCAGAAATTAATAATTCTGATATTACTCCTTTGAGAGAACAGATTTTAACTTATGATGTTAATGATACAGAATCAATTAAGATTAACATGATAGCAGAAACAATAATCTAATATGGCTAAAGTAAATCCAAATCAACCGATTCATCCTAAGTTTGATGAACGGATAAGTGTAAAGGTAGAAGGACAACTTCCTGCATTTGTAAAACAAGACCATGAAACATTTGTTGCTTTCATGGAGGCGTATTATGAATATATGGAACAGGAAGGTAAGCCTTATGAAATTATTGGGAACTTAGATAATTATGCTAACCTTGATAAGACTACTGATGAATTTCTAAATTATTTTAAGAAACAGTTTGCTGAAGATATTCCAGAAGCAATATTTCAAAATGCAAACAAACCATTTGTTCTAAAACATATTAGAGATTTCTATAGAGCAAAAGGTAGTGAGAAATCTTTTCAGTTTCTTTTTAGATTACTATACAAAGAAGAGATTTCATTTTACTTTCCCGGCTCAGATATGCTTCGTACTTCTGACGGTAATTATGGGAAGAGTGAAATACTCAGAGTTATTGATACCAGTGGTTCTGATGCGGTATTTACTTTATCCGGTAAAAAAATAACAGGACAAACATCTGGTGCTACCGCTGTAGTTGAACAAGTAATCAATGAAAACATAGGAAGATTTGAAGTATCAACTATTTTTCTTTCTGGTACAATTGGATCATTTCAATCATCTGAAACTATTACAGATGGAACAAATAATTTTATTACTGGTGGAATGGTCATTGATACTCAGGTTACTAAAGTTGGTTGTGGTTATACCGCTGGTGATAAAGTTCCACTAACAAATGAAGGTGTTGGTTCTGATGGATTTATTCGCATTAAAGAATTAACAACTGGTTCTGTTAAAGAGACTGTTATAACTAACGGCGGAACAGGATATCTGGTTGGTGATAAGTTAGATATTGATAATACTAATAAATTATCTATTGATGGAAGAACTGCTAGTGTTATAGTAAAAGAAGTTGATAATAATGGAGCTATATTGAAGCTTGAGATTGAAAATACGGGACGCGGATATACTGGAGTGCCTACTATGTCAGGTGGTTCAGGAAACGGAGCCGTTCTTTCTTTTGTTGAAGGTGGAACAGGTATAGGCGGTGTTAAATCATTAGATGTTATTGACAATGGTTTTGGATATTCTACAGCACCAACATTAGATTTTACTGGTCTTGGAAATGATTCTGAGAAAGCAGAGGCTACAGTTATTATTGGTGGTTATGAGAATGAGTTCGGATTAAAATTTACAGGGACAGATGGTTTTTTAAGTTCTGATAAATATCTACAAGATAGTTTTTATTATCAATTGTTTTCTTATGTTATTACTTCTGGGCAAACGATTGATAAATGGCGTGATACTATAAAAAGAACTGTTCATCCAGCTGGTTTGGCATTGTTTGGAAATTTTCAACTTATTTCTAATATCAATATGTCATTACAGCTCACAGGATTATCAGAGCCGTTTGATGAAAGATATACTATTATATTCCATGATGGTACTATTGAGCCTCCTGTTATATTAGACCTTAAAATTACAACATGCGATGAGTTTCAGAACATTAAAGTATTTTTTCCTAATGAAGATTACAATAATAATAATGGACTTTTTGCTGTAGCTGATCGTGATCCAGAGAATTTTGGTTTTATTACAGAGCCAATAGAAGTAAACCCATCAAGAGGTGTTTTTGTTGCAAGGGAGGACTACGAATCTATTACTACGCAAACATTTTATATTGCACCAACAAAATGTCAAACGTATGAGCAGGATTTAGGAATTCAGAAACTTACTACTCTTGGTGGTTTTGATGATTACTTATTTACTACTATACCCGAAACCAGATTAGAAGATGATGGTTTAGTAAGTGAGGCCGGAACTGAAACAGATGATTTTGGTTGGGTATTCCAAGACCCAACTGGTGTAACTCAATTACGGTTAGGCCCGATACGAAGAACAGTTGACAGAATGAAATTTAAAAAACAGGGTGGGTATAGCCAGAAGATTGATACAGTAAAAGGCCTGCAGAAAATTGCTATTACTAATCAAGGTTCTGGATATGCTTCAGTACCAAATGTTAACATTTCTGCATCACCTACTGGTGGTACTCAAGCAACAGCTACTGCTGTTCTTGGAACTGGTTCTGACTCGGATAAGGTTGTTAGTATTACTATTAATAATATAGGTTCTGGATATGGAGCTCCGCCGGGATATCCAAATTTTGTATCTGTAACAATTGATGCTCCTGCAAGTGGAGTCCAAGCAGAGGCCTCTGCTGTATTTCAGAGAATGTCTGGAACTATTATTGAAAATTTCAAAGATGAGGAGATTTTTCAATATACCTTGTTTGCAGGATTAAAAACTAGAATAGTTACAAATTCAACAATTACTCAATATAGCAATGGAACTGAAACAAATACTTTGCCACCTCCAGTATAATTTATTTATTTATTAACAAAAAGTGTTATAAATATATAACAGTATCAAAAACAAAATTAAAGGGATTACAATATGAGTGCAATAATTAACAATAGTTTCAGAAAATATCAAGCTGATAACTTTATATCAAGTTTTGATGCTCCAAATAATATATATTTAGCAATAGGTAAGAAAGAGCCGTGGGCTGGAGCTAGTCCTGGCGAATACAATGAAACAAATCCTAGTGACGTAGCTGTTCCAATTCCAAGTGATACCACTATATCTCCATTTTTACACCATGACGATTTTATTGCATTAAAGAAAATACCTAAGTCAACTGTATCTCATGTAATAGCAAGATATGATTGGACTTCAGGAACTATATAT